CGCGGCCGTGGGGCCCGCCCTGACGAACGCGGCAACGGCGGTGGGGCCGGCGATCACGAATGCGGTGGGTCAGATCGGACCCGCGTTGGCGAAGGGAGCGACGTTCGTCGGGGAGCAGCTCGCGAGCGGCGCGAACGCCCTCGGCTCGGGGCTGCTGCAGGGGG